CGAACAGAATGCCGAAGCCGTGAAGGTGTCCGGTTCCGTCACCAAGCTCCGGCACGACTATGACGCCCTGAACGCGGCGATGAACCGGGCAAAGAGCCATCGGGACGCCCTCAGCGCGAACATTGCCCGGAAGAACGAGCTGCGCGATCAACGGTCGGATCTGAACGGGCGTCTCATCGGCGGCGCGGCACAGGCGGCTACGGCGGCCATCCCGGTGAAGCTGGCCGTCAGTGCCGAGGATACCTTCGCGGATCTCAAGAAGGTCATGAACGGCGCGGACGACGAGCTACTCGGGCAGGTCTATCAGGACGCCCTGAAAATGTCCTCGGAGACGGGCAAGTCCTTCGAGGACGTGGTGACGATCATGACCGCGGGCGCGCAGGCCGGGCTCGGCAAGACCCGCGAGGAGATGCGCTCGAACACCGAGCAGGCCATCCAGATGAGCATCGCGTGGGGCGTCACAGCGGAACAGGCGGGCGACTCGCTGGCGACATGGCGGTCGAGTATGGGCATGACCTCGCAGGAAGCCCGGCA